TTAAAAGTTTAAGTAAAAATCAAGCAAACAATTTTAAATCACAACACTCTGAAGTGTTTTTGAAAAACGATATAATATTAAAAATTGGTAATCCGGGTAAATTTAACACAAGAGTTTATGGGTCATTAACAGAAAATGATGAATTTAAAATTGTTGAACCCATAGATTTTGGAAATTATATACCAAACTCGTTACCGACAAGCGGAGGGACAACGACATTAAGTCAGAGCATTTCAGATTACCCTGACGCGTGGGATGCGATGTCTTTATATGTTGGTGAATTTAATGAAGAAAATTTTATATACAGTGACAACGGTTCATACTTAACTGACTTTTTTGTTGACATGGAATTTAATTTTACTGAGGAAAATGTAAAACTTTTGGCACCGGTAATAAAAATATACGCGACACAAAAAGCCGAAGACAATACACTAAATAAAGAAAAATTCCTAACTAAGATAGATGAATTTTTAGGTGAACAAAATAAATTCCAAGAGAGTATCTTAAACCATGTCTTTATAAACGCAAATAAAAAGTTAAAATCTGTTGCGGTAACTGAAGACAACAGTAGAATTTCTAATTTAGATGGAAATGTAGTTAAACTAGAACTATGGAAATCCTTCCAAGCGTTAAACGATAAATGGATAGCAGGTCAAGACTTTAAAACTAGAACAATATTCGAAGATTTTTTATTTTTGGATAGGGCGAATAGACCAATTGGTGATACTGTAGTAGTAAATATTTCAAACTTAAGAGGGTTAATTAGAGGTAGGACTAAAAAAACTTCATTATACTCACTAATTGGAAGTATTTACGAAGAAAATAATTTTATTTTTATACCAACACCCGCTTATACTAATTTTTACGGAAGAAATGAAAGAGTAAAAGAAGGAGAACCAATACCACAAGATATTCCCAATGATTTATTTGGTACTTTTATGGAAGTTGATACAAAGGAAAGTAGACCAAGGATGATAGGTATGTATGTTGGGGAACCATCCTCAAATTTAGATATGAAAGATAATAGTAACAGTAGAAAAGGAGATGACTCTTTTGACATTACGATACCTTCACAATCACCACTAAGAGAAAACCAAGAAAACAAAACAAACTATTCTGATAGTAATGCGTGTGTAGGATTCCAAGTGGATTTTGGAAAAAGAAATCAAGGAATATTTAGTTCTATTCAAATTGACATGAACCAACACAGAAATATAGGACCAACATTCTTGGTTCTCGAAGACTTAGGTTCACAAGTTTCAGGTCAAAAAGTTGCTCAACAATCACAATCCTTTTATGAGTTTTATAAAACAAGGTCATACACATGTCAAATACAATCTTTAGGTAATGCAATGATACAACCTACAATGTATTTTAATTTAACAAACGTACCTTTATTTTATGGACCTTACTTAATTATGAACGTATCACATAATATTTCCAATAGAGGATTCACCACAAACTTTGATGGAGTTAGGGTACCGAAGTATTCTCTAGAGTCGCCAAACCAAATGGTTGCGAGTATAAACAGACAAATACTCGATTCATTCAACAAGTTATTATCTGTATATAATAAAAATATTATAACAGGTAGTAGTGTGAATAATATATTGTTAACTAATCCTGATAAGATAGTAGCGGCTTCAGAAGACAAATGTAAATCATTAACAAAATATGAAAATAAAACATTCATTACTTTAAAACCCACAACGGTAAAGGCTAGTGATGTTATAAACTACCTAAATACTATATCAAATATCGACAATAATTTAAAAATATTTATATATGGAGTATCGACTTTAAATAAAAACACTAGACAAGATTGTTATAACAATAATTTAATTGCATTAACAACAGATAAAGAATTAAAACCAGAAAACAGAGCACAATTTTTTAACAGTCAGACATGTATTGAAAGTAATGGGTCAATATATCCATATGCTTCATTTGAAAATATTAATAAATGTATGGATTATATGATAGCCACGTTTGCACCTTACGGAGGTTCTTTCATTGAAGAATTAAAACAAGAAATACAAATTACAATAGTAGGAGACACAACAGCGGACAGTTTAGCAATATTATATATGTCACAAATTTATGAAAGAAACCCATTAAATAATTCAACACCACAACAAGTATATGAAATTGTAAATCAAAAAATTAATAATGACACCGAATATAAAAAGGAATATGATAAATGGAAAAAAATATTTGAGTCTGTTATACACAAGGTAACGTGAATATTCTCCTATTAGAGTATATTTATTAAAAAAAGAGATATGAATATTAAAAATTTATTAGATAATTATCTACAAAAAGATACTAGAATTACCGAAAGAGATAATGGTAATGGGTATAAAGAAGTCTGCGATTTAGACACAGGAGATTGTTACACTGTTAGAATGAGAGACGGTTTAATTGAAAGGGTAGATAACACGATGAATTTAAATAGAACTCTTAAAGTTGAAACACCACAAGGGGTTAAAACATTATTAAACGGATAAAAAACATCAGATGTCTACAAATAAAAAAATTTTAAGTGAAATAGAAAGATATAAGAATATAAATAATTATATTTTAGAACAAGAAGAAACTGATTTACCCACACCTGAAGGAGATACCGAAGGTAGTGAGGAAATACCACCATTACCAGGTGGTGATAGTGAAGAAGGTGATATAGGTACTGAAGAAATACCTGAACCTGTAGATGTAGAAAATGACCCTGATGTTGAAGTTGTGGGTGATGAGGTTGATGGTAGTGCAGAAGTTGAAGGTACTGAAGAGTTAGATGTGACTGAATTAGTTACAACACAAAAAGACATCTCAGACAAACAAGATGAATATATGGAAACCATGTTTAGTAAATTAGAGGACCTAACTTCTAAATTAGGTGAAATGGATAATATTTTAAATAAAATAAATGATTTAGAAAGTAAGGTGGAAAAATACAGACAAAAAACACCTGAAGAAAAATTACAGTTAAGAAGTTTAGATAGTTATCCATATAATCAAAAACTTACAGATTTCTTTATGGACAAACAAGATGAACTAGAAAAAACAGGAAAAAACGAATATGTTTTAACTGATGAGAATATAGAAAATTATTCAGAAAGTGATATAAAAAAATCATTTGACGCACCATTTGAAGACAAGGAATTTTAATCTTTCGGTTTGACTTAATACTTTTTGTTGTTATATTTTATTTGAATAACAGATAAAATTTTAACGAATAAAAGAAAAACTATTATGGCAAATGCTCTTGACGCAGTACTGGCTCAGTACGAAAAAAACACAGAATCTCGCGGTAATGGAGATGGAATGACGCAAGAAGAGCGTCTTAAAAAATACTTCACAACATACCTACCTAAAGGTACTAAATCAGGACAATCTCGTGTTCGAATCCTACCTACATCTGATGGCTCTTCACCATTTAAGGAAGTTTGGTTTCATGAAGTACAAGTAGATGGTAAATGGGTCAAGTTATACGACCCAGGTAAAAACGATGGAGAACGCTCACCATTGACGGAAGTTTACGAAGAACTTATATCAACAGGAAAAGAGGCTGATAAAAAGCTCGCAATGCAATATCGTCCTCGTAAGTTTTACATCGTAAAAGTTGTTGACCGAGACAACGAGGAGGACGGAGTTAAGTTTTGGAGATTCAAAGACAACTATAAGCAAGAAGGTATCCTCGACAAGATTATTCCAATATGGAGAGCGAAAGGTGATATAACCGATGCAAATGAAGGACGTGACTTGATTATTGAACTTGCGAAATCTAAAACTAATTCTGGTGTTGAATACACTATTGTTCAAACTATTATGTATGATGACCCTTGTAAATTAAGTGATGATGAAGATACCATGAAAGAATGGATTGAAGACGAAATGACATGGAGTGATGTCTACGCGCAAAGACCAACCGAATATTTGGAAGCTGTTGCTCGTGGTGAAACACCCGTTTGGGACTCTGAACTTAAAAAGTTTGTATACGGTGATAACACGACCGAAACAATCGGAGGAGAATCAAAATCAAATGAAACGGTTGAGGACCCACAAGCAAAGATGGAGGTTGATGAGGACCTTCCTTTCTAAAAACCAAAACCTACAGATGGGAGGGTGTAATGCTCTCTCATCTTTTTAATTTTATAAAATGGCGATTAAAAAGAATAATTTTAAAGACATAAAGAAGAAGTTCTCTTCTTCAGCAAAATTCAAACCACAAAGATTTTACGACTTAGGTTCTGAATTTTTGGATGCGGTAGGAGTACCAGGTCCGGCTATGGGACATATCAATATGTTCTTGGGTCACTCGGATACAGGTAAGACTACTGCGTTAGTAAAGGCTGCGGTTGACGCACAGAAGAAGGGTATCCTTCCTGTGTTTATTATCACAGAACAAAAGTGGTCTTTTGACCACGCAAAACTTATGGGTTTTGACTGTGAAGAAGTTGTTGATGAAGAAACGGGTGAACTTGATTGGGACGGGTTCTTCATTTTTAATAATGACTTTGAGTATATTGAACAAATTACCGAGTTTATAAATAATTTGTTGGACTCACAAGAGAAAGGTGAGTTGGAGTACGACTTGTTGTTCCTATGGGACTCTGTTGGTTCTGTACCGTGTAAGATGACTTATGAAGGTAAGGGTGGTAAGCAACACAACGCGGCTGTTCTTGCTGACAAAATCGGTATGGGCATCAACCAACGAATCTCAGGTTCACGCAGGTCGGACTCAAAATACGAAAACACTTTGGTTATTGTTAACCAACCGTGGGTTGAACTTCCTGACAATCCGTTCAGTCAACCGAAGATTAAAGCTAAGGGTGGTGAAGCCATTTGGTTAAACTCATCTTTGGTCTTTTTGTTCGGCAATCAGAAAGGTGCGGGAACAAGTAAAATCACGGCGGTTAAGGATAAGAGAAAAGTGAAATTCGCAACGCGTACAAAGGTTTCTGTACTTAAAAACCACATCAATGGATTGGGGTATGAGGATGGTAAAATTCTCGTTACCTCACACGGATTCTTGGCAGGTAAAGATTCTACTGAGGAGAAGAAATCTATTGAGCAGTATAAGTCAGAGCAATCTGAGTATTGGAAAGAGGTCATCGGAACCGGTGGTGATTTCAAATTAGAAGAAGACGGTGGAACCTTTGATATAAATGCGTTGTGACAAAAACCTTATTAGTTGACGGAAACAACCTATTTAAGATAGGTTATCACGGGGTTCGTGAGTATTACCATAAGGGTAATCACATTGGCGGTATCTACCACTTTGTGAATACCTTGCGGAAATTCATTTCCGAATACAACTATGATAAGGTAATTGTTTTTTGGGACGGAGATGACAACGCTGTCCAAAGAAAAAGAATATTTGCCGAGTACAAAGAGAACAGACGATACAACCGACTTAACGATATTCAAAAACAATCATTTGATTGGCAACTCAACAGAGTGAAGGAATACCTTGAGGAGATGTTTATTCGTCAGGTGGTGGTAGATGGTAACGAGTCTGATGATATGATTGCCTACTACTGTCAAATCTCTTTGGACGAACACAAAACGATATTCTCTGCGGATAAAGACTTAACACAACTCATCTCTGAGAATGTGCAAATTTATTCTCCGTCCCAAAAACAAATGATTAAAAATGGGGACAAAGTCAAACTGAAAGATATTTCAATTCCACACCAAAATGTTGCTACCTTCAAAATAATATCTGGTGATAAATCAGATAACATTGATGGTATCTATTACTTTGGTGAAAAGACGTTTTCAAAACTTTTTCCTGAGATACTTGACTCCGTAGTCTCTGTTGACGACATTTTACAAAAAGGTGAAAAACTACACGAAAATGATAAAGACAATAGAGCATTACAAAACTTGTTATCGGGGAAGACAAAGAGAGGGGTATATGGAGAAGAGTTTTATGTTATCAACAAACAACTCGTTGACCTTTCACAACCCTTGTTAACAGAAGAAGCAAGGGAACTCGTTCAACTCTATTACGAAGAAGATATAGACCCTGAAGGTCGTGGGT